CCCCGGATTGCGGGCGGTCTGGCTGGCAAGGTTGGTCCGGTTGCCGTTGACCTTGACTGCCGTGACTTGGCCAGTGGCGGCAAAGTCGGCAAACGCACTCTCGACCTTCCACACCGTCCCGCCACCCGAGACAACCACGTCGGTCTTATCGCCATCGGGGACGCCGAACGTGTCGGGTGGCACCGCCCATGTCCCGTCCGCACGCAGGAACGCGGTTGTTCCACCGGGTCGGGTGGGGGCCAGACCTGCCGCGCTGGTCGTGACAAGCGCGGTACTCGCCGGGGTATAGGTCAGCGCCGTGGTCACGTCGGCGCTGGTCAAAGTGACGGCCCCGGTGCGGGTGTTGAAACTGGTCACGCCAGAAGACGGGATGGCAGTTATCGCAGCCTGCACAAACGCGGTCGTGGCCAACTGCAAGGTGTTGGTTCCGGGGCCAGCGGTCGGCGCGGTCGGCACACCCGTCAGCGCCGGGCTGTTGATCAGCGCATAGAGGGCTGCATTTTGCGTGGCCATCGTGCCAAGGCCCAGCACGCCCCGCGCCGCAGCAGCATCGGCGCTTTCGACGAGGCTCACCCCGAACGGGGTCAGCGCGTCAATGGTTTGGCCGTTGCAGGTGATGCTGGTGGCGGAGAGGTTGCCGTTGACGACGATGTTGCCAGCAGCCGCGATCTTCTCGGCGATGCCCGCTGGGGAGATGTCGGCAAAGGCCATGGCCAACTGGAATTTGTTGCCGTCGTAGGTCATGTCGAGCATCTGCCCGTCCACGATGTCGCCCGCCTGAAGCGCGGTGCCATCGGAGCGGACGATCTCCTTCACCCCGAGGCCGGAGACGTTGAGCGTGGACACGCCGGTATTGGCGTTGGCCGCCTGCAAGACGATGTGCAAACCGACGTTATATTCCGTAATCGGGATAGCCGGGTTGGCCACGTAGGCGTTGGCCACACCCTCATCGACGGCGAACGTCTGGCGATCCTCATACAGATATTGCGCTGGCGGCAGCATCGAGAAGCCGGTCTCGACCCCTTGGAACCGGGCGTTGACATCCGCCGCTCTGGCCACGGTGTTGGCGGTCAGCGGTACATAGGTAAAATAGTCGCTCATCGCAGCGCTCCCCTTACCGTATAGTACAGCGTCAGCCCTTGAAGCGTATGCGCTTCTTCATCGGCCTGCTCCCCGCCGAACAGCAAGGACAGATTTCTGCCCAGCGCGTCGATGTAGGCCACGGCCTCGCCATCGACCGGGGACGACCAATAGAACTGGTCCCAGTTGACCGCGTCCCAGAAACCGCCGCCGCCCTCGCCAAGCAATATCTGCTCAGCCAGCACCGGCTCTTCGGCTTCGGCGTTATCGACCTCGCCCGTCAGGCTCAGCGTAATCGTGGTCCCTGCGTCATATTCCAGCGCCACCTTGTGCCAGCGCTTGGTCAGGTTGGGGCCACCCATGTGGTTGAACGGCAGGCGCAGGTAATACTGAATGGCCACGCCATCGTAGCTGCGGCCTTTGTCCATCTGGTAGACGAAGCCATTGGTCGCGCCGAACCAGATTTTCTCCGAGCCATCGGCGGTCTCGACCGAAGTGCAAACCGTCAGGTCCACACCGAGTTGGATCGGCATCGTCTCTGGGTTCTTCTTGCCCATGTAGACGCTGTAGCCGCCGCCATATTTGAAGAACACGCGGTAGAGGTCGCGGGAGCGCACGCGCATACTGGCCACGGGCAGATCGCCGCTGGACAGGCGCGTCCTCAGCAGCGGAGCGATGGCTTGGGTCATCGTGCCGAGCGCAAAGTTGCCGAACGCCGGGGTGGTATCGAGCGAGCGGATGCCCCGGTTATCCATGTAGATGACCGGCCCCATTTTCTCAGCCGAGAACGGCACTGCCCCGGCCTCGCTGGTCAGGGCCTCCAACTGCCAATCGGTGGCGTCATTGCCGTAGAGAACCTGCACGCTGTTTCTGGCCATGATGACCATGTTGGCCGGGGCCGCCGGGATCAGGTCGGTGACTTCGTCGCCGACGGCGATCTCCGCCGCGCCCGTAATCGCGTTCCACTCCAGCGGGTCGCCGATGCTGCTGTGCTGAATGGAGCCGCCAGCGAAAGCATAGAACAGGTGGCGCTTGTGGGCGGTCTGCTTGATCGGGATGTCCGGCGTCATTCCGGTGGTGATGAAGGTCAGGGTGGTCCCGTCAAACTGGAAGCCTTGGCCAACCCCGTTGATGCCGTACATCATGGCCATGGCGGATGCGCCGTAGAAGTTGAAGTTGGCCACCTCGTAAATCCCGCCCGGCAAGAAGGCGCTGCTGACTGAAACCCAGCCACCACTGGTTGCCTTCCACATCACGCCGAGGGTGCCATCCGCGCTGTCGCGCCATGCGTACACCTCTTCTTCGAAATAGTGGACGCCGCGCACGGGACCTGAGCCGGGGACGGCGGTAATCAGGGCGCGGGCGGCGTCCCGGTCGATGGCTCCCTGCACCGCGTCATCCGCCTCGTTGAAGACATCGGTGGGGGACGGGTGGCCATCGTACCGTTCGTAGCCAATGATCCGGCGATAGCCGGTCTGGTCCGCCTCGTAGTTGAGCGAGGCCCGCGCCGTTCCGGGCTTGGCCATGATGCCGGGTGTGACCACGTCGAGGCCACCGCCGAGGGGATAGTATTTGACCTGCTGGCTCACGGCACGATGACCTCCGGCAACTGGTCGATCTCCAGTTCGTGCCGGAGGGTGGACATCTCCTGCGTGGGAAACTGGCTCTCCTGATATGCGCCGTCGTGGACCAGAAGCAGGCGCAGCGCTTCCCACACGATCAGATCATGAAACCGGGCGGGCATTTCCGGCACGTCGGTGTTGAGCAGAAGCTGCTGTGGCCCCTTCTGGTACTGGCCACGAATGATATAGCCGTCGTCTGGCCACGGCCCGAACGCCAATTCCTTCTTGGGCGTGATGGCCCATTCGATGGGGCGGTTCCAGTACATATCGCTCTGGTCGCCACGGCCATAACGGTGCCGCCAATACTCGTAATAGACCTGATCTATTTCGCCCTCGTCGGACAGGCCGATGGCCGGGTCGCGCAGGCTCATTGGCAGGAAGTCCATGGCCGCGCCGTCCTCGATCCAGTTAGACCAGCGGTTGAGGTTGAACGAGGCGGCGGTGTACTTCGCTGTGCCGGGGATCAGGGTGCCGGTGAATTCCTCGGTCAGCCAACCCCAGTCAGGGCGGCTTCGCTGGATATTGTTGTAAGCCTTCTGCACGAAGTTGACCATTTTCTCCGGTCGCCCGGTCTGGTTTTCGACAGAGGTAATCGAGACCGGAGAGATGGAGCCATCCTGCCGCGCAAGGTCCTTCACCAACTCCAGAAACGTGGCCATTTACGGCACGAACATTTGGTCAGTCTTGCGGTGCCACGCTGCGATCTCCTCGGCGGGCGGCAACTGCTCGACGTTGAACGGAGTGTTCAAGACAATCTGCTCGCGCTGCTCTCCTTCCGGGGTGTGGGTGATGATGTGCCGCTCGGCATTTTTCAGCGCGAGATACACGCGGTAGGGGATGGTGATTGGCTCGCCCCTTTTGAGCAGCCACACCACGCCGTTGACGCCGACCTCCTTGTGGCGGTTCTCGACCACGCCGTCGCGCTCTTCGGAGTGCAGCGTCAGGCGCACCCGTGGATCATCGCGGCCCAGTGAGCCGACGAGGCCACCGCCGACACTTTCCTCCACCTTGGGTGGCGGCGTTCCGGTCTGGTCGCCTTCTTCGGGTGGCGTGGCCACGAAAATCGTATCGCCCTCGATGGACGCACGCACCTTGGCCAGCACTTCCGGGTCTTCGACTTCGTCAGTCATGATGCCGAGGAAGTTGGTGGCGTAGGCGCGCACCTGCTCCGTCGTGGCCTCATTGATATTGATCGTTTCAAACTTGCGGGTCATCGGTCGGTCCTTGCGACAGGGTGGGGGCTGGTTGTCGCGGGACCAGCCCCCGTGGGGACGTTATCGGCCCTGCTTGGGCTGATCGTTCTTGGGCGCGACACGCTCTTGCCGTGCCGCGTCCTTGGACGCTGGCTCGTCCCTGAGTTGGCCGGTCTTCGACGAGGAAGCCGTCATCCCGACTGCGCCCTCGGCAGGGGTCGTCCCTCCCTCGCCCTCGCCTGCGATCTCGGCGACCGAGCCTTGCTGGTGAGTACGCCGCTCGCCCTTGACGCGAACGTCGGACACCGCCGAGTTGACCGCGATGATGTCCTCCAGTGGAGCCGCAACTTCCCGGCTCTCGCCTTCGTCGTCGGCTGGTGCCGCGCTGCCGGTCACGTCGCCCGGCTGGCTACCGGAGCCGCTGTTGAGCGACTTCGGTTTCATCGCCGGAGCTTCGACTGCGCTACCGCCGCCGTAGCCCGTGGCCACTGGCCGCAGCACGTCCTTGGCCGCATCGCCAACTTCGCCCTTGGCCTCGGCTCCCCCTTCTTCGCCTTTGGCCCCTCGCGCCCGTGGTTCCTCGAAGGCCACGCCCAAGCCCCGGATATGGTCGGCCAGCGCGTCCTCGACGAGGACTTCCGTGTTGAGCGGAATATCATACATGAGGCCATTCACGCCCGTCCGGAAGCTGTCGCCGTAGCGGTTGTCGGTAATCTTGATGTTCGTCGCCATTGTCTTGTCCTTTCTGACGGCGGCGGCGGTGGCCACGTCCGAGCGTAGCCACCGCCTTCCCCCGTTATGCTGCGCCCGGTCCGTTCTGGACGGCCACGTAATAGTAGGTAATGGCGTTGGTGCTGAGACCCGGCCCGACCGAGAAACCCTGCCCCGCCAGCGCGGGCGTACCCGCGAAGGCCGTGACGCCGTTCGGTGCGACCCGAACAGCCGCGGTGCCGGAGATGGTCAGAGACGTGGCCGCGACCATGCCTCCGAACCAGACATCCGCCGCCGGAGTGGAGAGGTTGCAGATCATGACGTAGTCGGGAATGAAGCCGATTGAGACGTTCAGCGCCGCGCCCGTGCCGATGTAGGAACCGGCTTTGGTAATGGTTGCCATGGAATTAACTCCTGTTCCTGAAGCCTTAGAGGGCGGTGGCCGCGACTTCGAGGCGAGCCATCCACATTTCGTTCAAAATCGCTGCTGCGAAATAGGTCTTCCACGAAACGTAGTTGCGCTGCGCCATTGGATCGCTGTCCGTCGGCTTGGCATTGACGACCATCGGCGTGATGGCCTCCGAACCCTTCAACGGGACCGACGCGAAAGCGTCCTGCCCGAAGTAGAGAATGGGATAAACGTCGGCATTGACGCCGCCAGTGGACACCATCGTGGTGCCGCTGCCTGCCTTGGCACCGCCCGCGTCGGGGAAGCTGCCGAGGTCCGGCGAGAGGACGTAGCGAACGCTATCGACTGCGCCGATCTCGTACTCGCTGATCGTCTGCCGCGAGCCATACTTGGCCGTGGAGACGAAGGCGGCGAGGTTGCGGATGTCATGCTCCAGATCGGTGTGGGCCACAGCGATCCAGCCTGCTTCAATGGCGCTGGTGCCATAGGACGGGCTGGCTGACAGGATGCGGGTGATCCGCTTGGCCTTCTGCGCGGCCAGCGCACGGGTAACGGCCCGCTGCTTGGCCAGAGTGACCGGCGTATTGACCGCGTTGCGGGCAGCGCCGTTGGCATAGAAGACGTTGGTGCCTGCCCGAAGCACACCGTAGAGAACCGCCTCGATGGTCTGAGCGGCCTGCTCGCCAGCCAGCATCGAAGCCGTCTGGAGAACCGGGTCTTCCGACATATCGACCACCTTGTCGGTGATCTCGATGGGACGGCCATACTGCCGCAGCGTGACGGTCACGTCCTCGTATTTGACCTTCTGCGGGCTGGGGGTGACGCCTTCAACCACCGGCTCGGTCGCTGGGGCGAAGGGAATGGGACGCCGGAATTTGACCGTCTCGGCCTTGTTCTTCGGCATCGGTTTCGTCTGACCCATCTTGGACAGGACGAGGGCTGGCTCGGCGTGTGCGAGCATTTCGGTTGCGGCCCAAGCAGCGGTGCGCTGATTGATGTCGCCATACCGGGTCGTACCAATAATGGTGGGCATGGAATGATCCCTTCACCTTTCGGTGGCGTTAGGATCGCGTCAGCCAGCTTCTACCTTCGAAGCTGCGGGTCCTTGGCCAGCCGCTTCTGCGTGTAGAAATCGAAGGCCGCGTCGAAGTCCTCAGGGGCATCCGATGCGGCGGGTGCTGGCCGTGAGCCAACGTCCCTCCCTCCGTCCAACTGCTGCGACCGTCTTGCGCCGGTTGCTGCATTGGCCTTGGGCTTTGCAGCCTGCTGGCCAGTGGCCTCGACATTCTCCGCCTTGAAGAGCGTCAGGACCACGCTGGTTTCTCTGGCGTCCCAACTGGTTGCGAGGCGCTGGATGTTCTCGGGCTGGACTTCGAGCCAGCCTGCGAACACCGGATTTTGCGCGATGTCGCGCCAGTCCGGATGCCTCGCCTCCAATGCCTGCTGTTCCGACGCGATGACCTGAGCCTGCCGCTCCTCGTTCAGTCCGGTGAGGACCGTTCGAACATCGGTTAGCTCCTTCTTCTGGCTTTCGATCAGTTCGATCAGCGGGTCCGCAATGTCCCCGTAATCCTCGCGCAACTGCGCGATTTTACCGTCGAGCGCCTTCTGTGCTTCACTTGGTTCTGCCGGGGCCGGTGGGGCGCTGGCGGGCGTTTGAAGCGACTGGAGCTTTCTGCTCAGGGCCGCGACACGATTGGCGTCGGATGAAGCCTTGTGAAGAGCCTCGTCCCGCTCCTTCTGGATACGATCACGCTCGGCGATCAATTCAGGAGGGGCGTTCGCCCACAGGTCGGGGGCCTCTTGTCCTGCCGGGGGCTGGCCGCCACCATCAGGCTCCGCGTCACCGGGTGGGGCTGTCTCTGGAGTTTCCTTTTCCGTCGCTGCCGGTTTGGCAGGGGCGGGCTGGGGCAACTCCGGGCCGTCGTCACCGGGTTCGTCGTCTTCGGCTTGGCCTTCTTGGTCAGGGGCAGGAGGGGGTACCTTGCCTGCCGCAAACTCATCGAACGCCTTGTCGAAGCCTTCGTCGCTGTCGGCTAAAGTAGCACTATTGGGGTCTGTTGCAACCGGCATTATTTATTCCTGCTGTTCGGGGTCTGAAATTCCGTAGTCATCTTCGGTCGTTACGGGCGGCGTGGTGGGTTCAACCATCTCGATCAAATCTCTGGCCACGGCGATCTGGCCACGGGCGGCGTGATACTCATCGCTGCTCAGGCCCGCCTCCATGTTGGCGTGGGCGGTGGCGATGACCGCCTTCAACTTGTGCTTCATCAGCAGCCAGTCCTGCCCTGCTTTATTGACCTTCATTGGCTAACGAAGCCTCCGCTGCCCTGTGGCTCTTCGCCCCGCGCCCGCGCTTCGTCGGCGACCGCGTCTTCCATTGCCGCCTCGGCTTTCAGCACCCGCTCCTTGTGGCCAATGTCCATGCCCTTGAGGCCAAGCCGCGTCTTCAGTTCCTCGATCTTGATGTCGTAGTGCTGCGCGGTTTGCAGCAACTCGGTCTGGCGCTGCATCTCGGCCACCTGCAAGCGGGCTTGGCTGTCGATCTTGGCCGCTTCGAGCCGGGTTTGGGCGGCGATCACGGTCGGGTTCTGCATCGGGTCTGGGGCGGCGGCTTCCTGCGCCTGCTGCTGCGCTGCCGCGTCGGCGGCCACTGCCGCGTCAAATTCTTCCTTGGAGACCAGCACCGTGGTCGGCTGGATCATCGAGCTACGGACGCTCTCGTTGATCGTCTCGTAGGTCTTGATCGCTTTCGACAGCACCGGGTGGCTCGACCAGTTCTGGGCCATGTTGAGCAGCATCTGCGCCTGAAGCTCACGCTGGAGCAGGGACGAGGAGCCACGGGCATCGACCTTCATGTCGCCCTTGATGTCCTCGCGGCTGTTGTGCTGCATATTCCAGTCGTAGAGGCGGCGGATGCTGGGGGTGGTGATGCCGTCGTCAAAGTTTTTGACGACCCGCCGGAACGTAATGTTGCTGGCCATGGACATGAAGTTTGTGGCCGTTGCCGTTATGTTGGGATTGTCGGTAAGCTCGCCCTCGGCCTGAACCGGCAATGCCGTCTCATCGTCGATGAAGCGGCGGGAGACTTCGACGAGGTTCATGATCTCGGCGACGTTGTTTTCGATGGCCTTGGTTTCCAGCACGGTCCCGCCCGCGAGGCCCGCGCCCTTCTTCTTGTACCACACCTTGCGCGGGGTCAGCACCCAGCTTCGGTTGGCTGGCTCGACCATGTCACGGTCGATGAATATCTGCGGGCCGACCGATAACGCAGCGTTGTCCAAGGCCATGCGCCACGCACCGTTCATCGACTTCTGGCTGTCAGCCATGATCTCGGGGATGCCGTAGCCGAAGATGCTGCCCTCGCGCTCCTCGAAGGTGAACAGCGAGTAGAGGCTTTCGCCGCTGTCGAGCGGGTAGCACGGCGCCAGCTTGAGGATTTTGCCCTCGCACAAATAGC